AAGAAAAACAACTTTCTAATATTAGCGATATTTATATATGTCTGGGAATGTCCCCAACTAAAAAAGAAAGAAGGCTAAACATGCCGTCACATGAAGAAGTAATAGAATACATGAAAAAGGAGGCCTTAAAGAAAGAGGAGGTCTGCCAACAGATCGAAGAGTACTGGGAAGAAGAATGCTACGGAGACGTAGAAGACTTTTTTAATGTCACAAAAACAGGTGAATATAAGATCGTTAAAGAGAGTCTGCGTTCCCTCGAAGTAGAAGAAGTAATTGAGCTATCAGAGAATGAAAGAGCCTTATTGCCAACATTACAATTAGCAGTCTTTGCCTTAGTAAAGGCCCGCAATGTTACGACACCTTCAGAATCCTGCCACAAAAACCTTATAGGAGAATAAGATGCCTTCAATAGAAGATATAAGAACTCAAAGAAAACAAGATAAGGAAGTACTGATCAGAATGAATAGGGCTTGTACTGTTCTAATGACTAGTCTAAACATCTCGGCCCAAGAATTAAAATGGGAACGAGGAAAAGGCAGAAAACTTTATAATGACATGCTTGAGACTTTAATTAAAACATTAGCTAATTCTTATAGAGAACTAGAGAAGATAAAAATTGAGGCTCAATCATACAAAGATGACCATGCTAGAAGATATGAAGAAGTATCCCCTCCCGAATTAATTACTAAAGATGATGATGAAGTTTATTTAATGGAATGCTCGCCAGAAGAATTTACTAATCACATGATGGATAAACTATCGGACGCCCAACAAGGAGGCTAATAAGATGCCAGTAAATAACTATAGGATGATGGAGAAGTATGTCGTGAAACAGATAGAGGAGGCTAAAGAACACGACGAAGAATGGCTAGTTACATTAAAAGTTTTTTGTGATGCTAATATAGCAAAAGTAAAATCTGACTTAGACGAAATACGGGCTAGAGGACGAGACAAAAACTATCCATATGTAGGAACTAGTGGATGTGTCTTTGCAAAGTACGAAGAAATGTTAAAAAATCAACTCGAACAATTAAAGGATATGAGGTCGTCTTTAAGAAGAGCAAAACTTGCATACGAAGGAGGAGAAGGCCACAACGAATTAGTAGAAGAGTATGATGAACATATAAAAGACCAAGTATCTGGAATCTGTGCTCAAGTATTTCTATTTCCCGAAACCTTAGAAGAGGATAAATAAGATGGCTAAGTATCAACTAGTAGAAAGTAGAATGATTAAGGAACTCGGTGTTGATCTCTTGGAGGCTAGCGAACAGGCAACCTTCGGAGATGAACACGCGGTAGGTATTTGCATCAAGGATTGTGGCTATTATGTAGAGGGAATCGAGCCTGATGCAGAGGGATACCTTTGTGAAGATTGCGGAACTAAAACAGTATCATCAACCTTAGTTGCTATAGGAGTAATGTAGCTAACATAAGGGGGAGGGGCTAGATTGCCCTCCCCCTTTTTTTACTTAGGAGAATAAAATGACTAAAGAATGGACATGGAAAAAAGAGCCTTATATAACAATGCTGTTTCCAGAGTCTCGGAAATACGAAGAGCCAGAATGGAATAGCTACGAAACAATTTTAAGGCTCATCAGACCTAACAAAGAGCACACGGATTACTTATTCAGGGCTGGGCAAGATCCTTCTTGGGAGTTTATGCGAGACAAGATAGGAGGCTACATTCAACACACGATTCTTAGTCGAGAAGGAAAGACGATAGATGCTGTTTGTGATGAGGACGGGCTATCAAAAGAATTAGAGCCTAATCATAATCTATATGACCACATTGATCCTTTAGAAAAGCAATCAGAACACACATTAATAGTACCAGAGATAGGAACGTTAGTTGGCAATGTCATTATTTGGCTACGTGGAAACATTAAATAAACTGTGTTACATTTGGTAACAAAGTAAGAAAAATAATGCTTGACAACTTTTTATAATGTATTATATTTATATAATAAGGAAGGACAACTCCGTACTTCCATAAACAAGAAAGGCTAAAAGGATAATAAGATGGATGAAAAAGAAATGAAGGCCAGAAAGAAACAGAGAAAAGCTAACAAGAAAAAATTTCTCACAACTTTATATAGTAAAAGAATCAAGGACTTATTAACAACACATAAACTAAAGCAATATCAATTAGCTAAAATCATAGGAGTAACAGACGTAACTATTTCAATGTGGAGGCAGAAAAAATCTGCTCCGCAACCAGCCTTTCGTGATATAATAGACGAGCTACATAACAACGGATTTAACCCTCTTAATTATGAAGAAGTTTTTAATCCGAAAAAGAAAAGAACTATTAGAATAAAAACAACTAAAGTAGATATTATTTACTACGTATCTCTTGTTACTCTTTTAATCGTTTCTCTATCAGCTATTTACTTTTGGAGGTAAGCCATGGCATCTTGTAAAATGACTCGTTCACATTTTCAGTTTCACGCAGAATTGTTGGCTCGTGTTTATGAAAGAACTAATATGACAATGGAGGTATTAGAAGAAACAATAGAGTTATTCTGTAAGGATTACCACAGAACAAATCATAACTTTGATGCGGATAGATTTAAAGTTGCCGTTATGGCAGAAGTATGTGAACTAGAAGGAGTAGCCTAATGGCACCAGTAACATGGCAAGAAATACAAGAAGAGCTAAGCAAAGAGATGAACATGAACTTTCTTACTAGAAAGGAAGGACTAAAGCTAATAAGAGTAGTAGAAAAATTAAAGGATTGGTGTCACCTTCAAGACAAAGTAATAAAAGATTTACACAGAAAGCTTGAAGATGCCAGAAATTCCAAGTAAAGAACAAAGTATAAAATGGATGCGTGAATCAGGGCTTACATACGCAGAAATAGCTGGCATATATAATACTAGCATAGCTTACGTAAGTAAACTCTGTATAAAAAATAAGATTGTAAAAGGCAAAAGGTCTGTCAAGATTCGTAGCCACAAAAGACGAGACATTGAAAAGTGCTTGAGAGAAGGAGGTAAAACTCAAGTACAAATAGCAAAAGAGCTAGGAGTAACGAGGCAGTATGTTAATTTAATACAAGGGGAGCTAGAAAAATGATTTACAGAAAAGCCGCGTCCACATTTCCGAATGGACAAAAGGACTACCGATGGTTCTATTGGTTCGAGAATATCGAATGCGGGCCATATAAAACTTTAGAAGAAGCTGCGGATAAATTCATTAGTGATTTATCATCTTGCATTAACTATAATGAAACAGATATACTACGCAAATTATTACAAAGCACTGCTAGTATATATTTTCATACTGTAGAAACGCGAGAGCGAGTAAAGAAAGAAATGGAAGAAAAGAATGCAGAGCTACAAATGGAGATAGAAGAGCACGATGAATTGCTAAGAAGAGTCGAAGAACTAAAAGCTAAGTACGGAGAAAACTTATGACCGAGGATAGCCCCAAGATAGGAGAGCCTCCTAAAGATGTAAGTCCTGATGGTATCAAAGTACTTACCAATCTTTTAGACCTAGCTCAATCTAATAATATGATAGGCTCACAAGATGTTAAGAGTATATTACGAATCATAAAAGGCAATCCATCAAGACGACTTAGCAACATAGCAAGACGGCTCAATTCAATTAAGAGTCTAGCTCTTGAGGTTCAGTCTTACGACAGAAGGCTAACAATCATAACAGAGACTTGTGAAGAAGAACTAAATGAAATAAAGAAAACGGCTGAACATCTGCCTAACTATGACAAGAAAGGATTCGGAGAGTAAATGGCAGACACAATAGTTACTTTAACCTACAATCTGTTTGCTTTATTTGGTTTATTGTTTCTCTTTTATGTAGTAGTAAGCGTGGTTTACTTAGTAGGATTAGTTGTTAAAAATTATTTTTACAAGTGATGAAAATACTTCTTGACAACTTTATACAATGTGTTATATTTGTGTATAAGATTTGGAGATTGACTCCGAACTTAATAAGATGTTTTCCTTAACCTTTTTAGAAGGAGTTATAAGATGGCTAATTCAACCATCAATGTCAAGTCCCCAAAGACGGGGCGTGAAGTATCTTTCGAGCGTGACTTCGGTTCCTCGATTGAAGAAGCTGTAGAGATGTTTGGTGCGGATGTTGTCCTTTCGACTTTTGTTTCACAGGCAACCATTCGTGCTCAAGGAGCTGCTCGTACTGTCCTTAACTCTGAAGATAAGAGTCCAGAAGATGCAGTAAAAGCTGGTGAATCCTATACCCCAGGTGTTGTGCGTAAAAGCGGAGGCTCTAAGAAAGATCCGTTTAATCAGCTTGCGGCCTTGGTTAACTCTGGTAGCGTATCACAAGAAGATATTCTTGCAGAGCTCCAGAAGCGTCTCGATCAGTAGTAACTAGAGAAAGGCAGGGGAGTTCCTTACGGCTCCTCTGCCTACTTTTTTACCCTTTAATAGATTCTAAAAGATGACTAATAAAACTGTTTATATAGTGAACGATAGCGGGCATGATTTTAGTTCAGCAGAACCATTCGGTGAACTCGTGTTCTTAACTAAAGGACTAGTAGATAGGTTCAACCTTACAGGTATGTATAGAGCTTTCCAGAGCAGTATAGATGAGTCACACCCCGAAGACTTTATCTTACATAGCGGGCCAGGTGTTATGAGTGCTGTAGCTTGCTCTATGTTCTCGGCAAAGCATGGGAGACTAAACCTTTTACTTTGGAGAGGAGAAGAAAACGGTAAACAAAGATACGTTCAACGTAGACTATCATTCAACAAGGACTAAATAAGATGCAAGAGCATGACACTTGGCAAGTACTGGATGCCACTAAAATCCAGACCTATATGCGTTGCCCACGTAAGTTCTTCTACAATTACGTTGCGGGCTGGAAATCAGAAATACCAAGTAACCATTTAGTATTCGGGAGTGCTTGGCACATGGCTATGGAAGTCCTACTCGACAAGGGCTACACAGCGGAGTCTTGTGCTGAGGGATTCAACCTTGCCGAAAAGTATATTCGGGAGTTCTTTCCACCTGAATGGGACAATGGAAACGCTCCCAAAACACCAGCTAATATATTTCGGGCGCTCCCTATGTATTGTAATACCTACAAAGAAGATGACTTTGAGGTAGAACACATAGAAGTGGCCGGAAGTGTGGCTATCGGAGATAATAAACTTCTTCACTTTAAAACAGATGCTATTTGTCGTGACCATCGTGGTGTCTTTAGCCTTGAACACAAAACAGGCAGTAGACTAAGCAATTCATGGGCAGCTCAATGGCGACAAAAGATGCAGATTGGCGTATATAGCCACGTTCTCTATTGTATGTACCCAGAGAATGAGGTCTATGGAGTTATAATCAATGGTACTTTCTTTGCTAATGAACCTAAGCGTAAGAAGGATGGTGAATTGTATGCGGGAGCTCGTGATACAGAGTTCAAGCGGGTTCCTTGTCGTAGAACACTTTCTGCAATGGAGGCATGGTTAGTTGAGACAGAAGAAATCTATGACCGTATACAAAATGATTACCAAAGATTATCGGAGGCAACTGAAGATGAGTCTATTCTCAAGGCTTTCCCGCGTAATACGGAGTCTTGTTCAGATTATGGCCAGTGTCCCTTTCTGGACTATTGTAGCGCTTGGAATAATCCTTTACAACATATTGAGGAGCCCCCTGTAGGCATGGAAGTAGACCACTGGGATCCAAGAGAAGCTGATACAATAAGGGAGGTTGTTGAGTTATGAGCAAGAGAAAGAAGAAAGCTAAAGTAAAAGAGCGTGATTACTATGACGGAAAGATGACTAAGAAAGTATGGACTCAAAGACGTAACAGAGCCAAAGGACAGTTTGCTTTCATGCTTGGCACTGGTGTTAGTATACAAGGTGACTTACATCACGCACTATCCGAAAGCGAAAAAACACAACTGCTTGCTGTGAGAAAAGTGTTAGTAAGAATACTGGAAGACTGGGAGGAAGAAACACCGATAGCTAAAAAGGAGTATGGAGAGCTAGTATAAATTTTACTAACTGATGTCGATTTTGCTTGACAACTTTATATAATACATTATATTATATGTATATTAAATACCATTCTATCTAACTTTCTAAGGAGATTCTATGCAGACTTTTGTTCCGTATGATGATGTTCACTTATCCGTTGAGTGCCTTGATTATAAAAGACTCGGCAAGCAACGTGTAGAAGCGTCCCAGATTATCAAAGCACTTACCCTAGATAACTATGGATGGAAGAATCATCCAGCTACCAAGATGTGGGACGGCTATATTCCTGCACTCAAGTGGTATCACGACCTATGTATAGCAGAATGGATTAGTCGTGGATTCAATAACACCATGGAAAAGTTTGCTCCTATACTCGAGAACATAGAAATGCCTAAGTGGTGGGGTGACAACCGTGTACATGCCTCACATAGAGCTGCGTTGCTATGGAAAGAGCCAGGTCATTACGATCAATACGGATGGAAAGAAAGTCCTCGTGTAGATTATCACTGGCCTACACAGGAGAAATAAGATGACTGAATCAAGTAGCGATAAGTTTCTTCGCATCAAAGAAAGAGCGGAGGCAACACGCAACCGTTATGCGGAGAGTAGCAGTAAGTATTCTAACTTCCTTGTCTACGGAGACTTCGGTACAGGCAAGACACAGCTAGCAAGCACATGTCCTACCCCAGTCTTCATTGACTCGTTTGACCCAGGTGGCACCAAGACGTTAGCCCTCCAAGATGGTATCGAGAAAGGTGATATTATCGTGGAGAATAAGTGGGAAGCTGATTCATGGAAAGACCCGTTCGCATTCAATGAGTGGGAGAAAGAAATGGAACAGCGTAAGAAGGAAGGCTTGTTCGATCATATCGGAACTTATGTTCTTGACAGTGCTACGAAGTGGGCTGACTGTATGATGTGGGAGATACTCCGTAGAGGTACTCGGGGTAAGACTCGCAAAGGTGGCAACCCAGAACTGCAGGACTATCTAGTTCAGCAGATGACTGCTGTAGACTGGCTTGGCGTTCTCATGGGCTACCCTTGTCATACACTCGTAACAGGCCACATAGGACTTATCAAGGATGAGGTATCAGGTAAGATCGAAACAGGACTCTTACTTGCCGGGAAGCTGAGCGAGAAGGTACCTCTTGTCTTCGATGAGAAGTATGTATCAATGGTGAAGAACTCATCTGGCGGTGTCAACCATACACTGCTAACCAAGAACGATGGGTACTATAAAGCCGAGACTCGTATGGGTGGCTCACGTTTTGAGCAGAACGAGAAGCCTGACATCAATGCCTTACTTCGCAAAGCAGGTCGTGATAACGCTAACAAGGAGAGTTTATTCTAATGATTCATCCAGACGATATGCCCGACAGAATACCTGCCAATGATGAGCCCTTTTCTGACTATGATGATGAGGTGACTTATTCATACTTAGAAGACCGTTACTATGAAGAAAAGAGTATAGAAGAATTAGAAAACTTAGTTGATTATAAAGGTGGTGTATACGGTGGCTTACGTCAGTATGGTGCTGATACATGGAATAGCCACAAGACAGTTATGGTTACTGAGAGCATTCATAGTGGATTAAAGCACATACACCGTTTAGATATACCTTTATCAGTATTTAAAGAGCGTTTATCTTCAACGGAAAAGCCTGAAGTTGAAATACCATTCATACAAGACTTGTTTCCTGAGCTAGATTCAACACAACGAGAAGCTCTTTTAACAGGGGTAAGTC